CGACGCCGATCCTGTAGGTACTCCAGGGACCAGAGAGCTGGCCAATATGATATTTCTTCACCCTCTGAATCAACAGTAATTGCCGATTGGACGATTTGGATCCAGTCGTTTGTGGGTGTAAATGTAGTGTTGTGGATATCATCATGTCGGAACCGAGTTCCTAGGCAGATGGCTCTCCCACCCTCGAACATAGTCGGAACAATAACTGAGTTCCAGTTATCTTCCATGGCTGCACGGATGTCCCGATTTTTAATATCATCTGCGGATTTAATTGCGTCATCGATGATACAAAGATGAGATCGCTTGGATGTCACTGCACCCTTCAAACCCGCACAACAAACAGTAAACTCTTCTTCACCAGTAGATTTAATACCTGCAAATTTCCAATCGATGCTCCAGTATTCGTTGGAGTTGATTCCTTTGGCAATCTTTACACTTGGGAAGACTTCCGAGTAAGTCTTACTCTCTTCAATAATTCTTTTAATGGCAGCACTCTTAGGTCGCGCCACATCTACGGTGTAAGAAATATAAAGGATTTTGAGCGGTTTTTTGGCTAGAGCGTGGATACCAATTGCCCAAGCTGTAAACAAACCCAACACAGTTGATTTTGCTGAACCCCGTGGAGCCAGAATATCCACATTGGGTCCGGCAATTCCAACCAGACATTCGCTGTCGTCACCGGTGCATAAGTATTGGTGCCACTCTTTGTGGTGAGTCGCCGGTGGTTTATCTCCAACGACTTCACAAAAATATCCAAAATCTTTTCGAGCCCGCTCTACATCTACAGTTGACGATTGTTTAACAACTCGTTTTTGAGCCGCAGCCCTAGCGGTGCGACGATAAACGCTGTAGATACTAGTGCCTGCCATGCCCGTAGCATAGCGTACTAATTTTTAAGATTCTTCCTGCAGAATCTTTGTCCACACACCCATCGAAGCCTCTTGGAGAGGACCCTCGATTGGGTCGTCTCGAAAGATAGACAACATCTCCCGCAAGGCTCGGTCTGCACCAGCGAGAATCAAACCTTGTTTGTCGAGGAGGATCTTCTCATCGTTAAGTTGCTTAATTGAGCCTCTAAGTTCTTTCTGCATCATCGCGATGCGCGATGTGCCCATATCCTGTTTAACCATTCCCATGTCAATTGCTTCGCGCAGCTTGGCAATATCTTGCTGCATCGAGTCAATCTCCATCTCAAGAAGACCGTTAAAATCTCTTTTTTTATACTCTTTTTTAGACCACTCATCACATTCCACGATGCTGCCCGTAAACCCGAGAAACCGGGAATACAGGTACATCTGGATTGGGGAGTTAGTCCGTTTGCAGAATGTAAGGAAGGATTCTCGGTCTTTGTCTGTTAAACCTTGAATCCAGTCCTTCATGATCGATACTGCTGTTGAGCTTGCTCGTAGTCTCTTTGCTCTTTATAGCGCCGGAACATCTCTTGCTGCAAGTCGGTTAACCGTTGTTCCTGAGCGGTGCGGCCAACAGTTTCGCGCTGTTGCTCACCGGTCGTGACAATACCCCGGCGTTCTTCTTCACCACGTACGCGGGTAAGTCCGGTTTCACCAGTGAAGCGTTCGGCCTGAGTCAGACGCTCTTGAGTGCCGGTTGCGGCGATCCCTAAGCGTTGCTGCTCACCCGTCAGACCGATTTGACGCTCTTGTCCAGCCAAAAGCTGAGATTGCGTCAGGCGAGCTTGTTCACCGGTAGCACCAATGCCGAGCCGTTCTTGTTCACCACGAGTAACGGTGGTTTGACGCTCTTGGATACCAGCAGTTTCGAGGCCTGCACGATATTGAGCACCCGTAGCGGCAATACCCAGCCGCTCTTGTTCGCCACGCGTAAGAGTGGTTGCACGCTCCTGCTCACCGGTTGCAGCAATCGTCAGACGTTGTTCACCACCAGCAGCCTGAGTCCTTCGGATATCCTGTCCGGCAAAGAACTCAGCATTCGTGCGGTCCAGCTGAGCACCTAACTCCATGTTGAGTCGTTGCTGAGCACCACTAACTTGGTTCAGCGCAGTCTGCGTCTGCAGGGATTGCGTCGGCACCTGGGTAGGGGCCGGCGGCGGCGGCGGCGGGGGCGAATAGACAATTGTCGGAGGAGGAGGTGGTGGTGATCCGCCCATGGTTAACGACTCGCTGATTTCAGTTTAACGCGGTTTATTTCAGGCAACCTGAATGTATTGGCCAGCAAAACGGCCGGCAAAATCCTTTGCCGCTGCTTGTTGAGCGGCAGTTGCACGTTGGCGCTCAGCTTCGCCAGTGGCGGCCTGAAGCATTTGACCCTGCTTGGATGCCATGATAGCTTGAACGCTACTGGGCATTTGTTCTTTAGCCGTTAAGAAATATTTGCTAGCAGCTAGACTTCGGGCGGTTGATTCCGCTCCAGCTGCGCTCAAAAACGGGTACAAATCCGACATCGTGGCCAGATTAAGCTGCCGAGTCAAACCAGTTTGCATGGCCTGACGTTGCAGCTCAATCGGCAACATTTCTGTTTGATATTGAATATTGGCCTTTACAATATCCTGGATTGAAGGCGTTGCGTTTTTTGTATCGTATTGAGCTGGGGCACCAGAAATGCCCTCAAGCTCCGGTGCCTTTTGACTCTGTTGAAAGACCGTTTTGTAAATATCTTGATTGCGTTCTCCAGTAGGGAAATATGTGCCGACTGCTTTAGGAACTTTTGTCCAATCAATTTCTTTGCTATACAAGGGCACCCCTTTAGAAAAGGGGGATCCGGGCATACTCCAAATCGAGGCGGACATTTTAGCTATATTGGTATTGGCCAGTCAGGGCCTGGCCCATTTGCTGAGATGCGGTTTGGCCCATAGCTTGAGCACTTGCCTGAGCGCCAAGAAGCTGACGAGCTGCGGTATCAATATTTTGACGAATGTTGGCTGCGGCCAGTTGACGCTGCATTTCGGTTTTGCCCCGCGCTTCGGCGGCCTTAAAGCGTTCTTCATTCAAGCGGCGCATAATCTTTAATTCACTTTCTGCACCCTTTTCGGCGGCAAGTCGAGCAGTGGCAAATGGGCCTTGGGGATTGACAACATCAAAGGGCGTAAATGTCCGACCGTAACCCATTAATGGGTCCATGCCGGGGGGTAAGCCTTGCATATCATATTGTGCCGGACCGCCAGGAATTCCTCCCATTACGGCGGGGACCGCACTTGCAGGTACACCAGCAACGTTACGTGCCGCTGCAGCTGCTGGTTGACCAGCGGCTCGAGCAAGCTGAGGCAGAATTGTGGCCCCAGTACCAAGAGCAGCAAGTCCTAAAATTTGGCTGGGTTGTAAACCAAACCTTTGCCCTGCTTTAGAAGCAAGCCCAACAACAGTTTGGCCGGTGCCGGGAACATTTGCGCCATAAACAGCTGGATTCGACTGAGCTCCTCGAAGCATCCGTCCGCCAGCATAAGCAAGTCCACCACTGGCCAGGGCTTCTAGGGGGCGCCCCTGAAGCAAAGGACCAGCAGCGCTGACTCCAGCGGAGATTAAAGGTAATGCACCAAGGGCTGCTTGTAACATGTTTTTGCCTATCTGAGATTTATTTTAGTTTGTGTTAATCAAAAAGACTGCCAGCTGCTCCACCAATCATTCCACCTAACGATGCTCCAGCCGGACCACCAAATGCGCCTAATGCGGCTCCGGCTAACCGACCAATTTGGGAGCCCTTGTTACCCTTTTGCGCCTCCATTCCAGGTATAAACATTGGGGAGTGCTGCATCGGATAAACAACACCTAAATTTTCCAAAACCTGTCCGCCAAACGGCCTATTCCACTCACCTCCATAAACACCTTTTTGACCAATATTGCGATATTTTTCTTCGCTACCATAATCACCCTTTGCACCCGATAGCCAATTTTCAAGAAAACTTCCGCCTTTTTTATCTTTAGCGCCAAACGAAAATTTTCCTGCGTCTAAATTATCGTCCTTGTCAACACCAAATCCACCAGACCAATCGATTCCTTTTGAGGCAGACCCCCAATCATAGTCTCCTTTTACAGATGACTCGGTATCGAAAAAATTTGACCCCAAATTCCAAGACATGGTATTAGTTTAAGCGCTTTAATTTTTATTGATAAATAGGAACCGGTTGAGCAAATGGATCTGCATACATCTCTGATTGAGACAAGCTGTTTCCATACACGGGATTT